ATGGAACGAGTGACTATGAGCGTCCAGGAGATGGCACTTCAAATGGGTATCAGTTTGCCAAAAGCGTATGAACTCGCCCGCCGCCCAGGATTCCCAGTGTTGCGTGTCGGCACACGGGTGCTGATTCCCACAGATGAGTTCCGTGCCTGGCTTGCGAGTGCAGCCAGAAAAAAACAGGAATGAAGGCCAACTCATTACAAAAGGAAGGAGGAAAAGAACCATGCAATATGACAGATTACCCCAAGTACTAAAAGAAACGGGGCTTTTTGCTGGGTGGCGTAGCGTGCAACGCAAAGGAAAAACCACAAAGATTCCAGTAAATCTCTTGACGGGCAAAAACGCCAAGAGTAATGACGAAAGCACTTTTTGCAGTTTCACAGAGGCCGTCAGCCGTTTAGGCGGCTGTGACGGGCTGGGTGTTAAGGTCAGCGGAAACTATCAGTTCATCGACTGTGACCACTGCGTAGAGGGCGGCACACTGAATGCTTTTGCACAAAAGTTAGTCGCAATGTTCCCTGATTGCTATGTCGAGATCAGTCAGTCCGGCTCTGGCATTCACATTATCGTTTTTGCCGAAGATTTCTGGTACGACAAAACTCGGTATTATGTCAACAATCACAAAATGGGCTTGGAGGTCTATGCGGGGAGCGTGACAAGCAAATTTGTTGCACTGACCGGCAATGCCATTCAGATGGGGAACGATTCTAATCACAGTGAGCTCTTGCAAAAACTGCTGGACAAGTATATGCAGCGTCCTATCACAACAGCGAAAACCAGTGGATGCAATCGGCACAGCTATCTTTCGGACGAATCCGTGTTGGAACGGCTTACCGCCGGAAAGCAGTCTGCTAAATTCACACGCCTTTGGGATGGAGACACCACTGGATATGGCAGCAGTAGCGAAGCTGACATGGCACTGCTGCAAATGCTGTCCTTTTGGTGCGGTGGGAATGCCGACCAGATGGACAGGCTGTTTCGCCAATCCGGCTTGATGCGTGATAAATGGAATCGCCCACAGAGTGGTAGCACCTATGGCCGCATTTCTATTGAAAAGGCAATATCCACAGCAACCGATTTTTACAAGCCAATACGGACTGTCCCTGCGGTGTCGGATTTCGGAATTTCTGGTTTTTCTTTGAATGAACTGCATCCAGACGATAATGACCGCTACGCCTGGACAGACATTGGGGCAGCAGAACTGTTTGCGGATTGCTTTAAATCCGTTGCGCGTTTTGTGCCGGAACGCAAGACCTGGTATTTCTATGCCGATGGAATTTGGAAACAGGATACAGCAAATCTCAAGGTCATGGAATCCTGTAAGCGTCTGGCAGATGCACTGATCGTGTACGCCCTTACCATTACCGATGAACGGCAACGCAGTTCTTACCTGGACTATACCCGCCGTTGGCAACAGCGAAAGTACCGGGAAACGATTTTGAAGGACGCCCAAAGCGTATATCCCATTTCCGTGAGCGAATTTGACCGTGATCCGTTGGCATTCAACTGCAAAAACGGCACACTGCACTTGGATAGCGGTGAATTCACCCCGCATTGCCCGGAGGACAGGTTTACTCGCATTTCGCCTGTGGTATATGACCCAACCTCCCGTTGTGAACGGTTTGAACGATTTGTGGGAGAAATCATGAGCGGAGACAGGGACAAGCAGCACTATTTACAGAAAGCAATGGGATACGGACTCAGCGGAGATTCCAGCTTTGAATGTATGTTTATCCTGCACGGCAAGACCTCGCGGAACGGAAAAGGAACTTTATGCGAAAGCGTGCTGCGTGTACTTGGCAGTTACAGCTGCACAGCACGCCCCGAAACCATCGGCATGAAAGCCAATTCCAACAGCCAATGTCCCAGCGAAGATATCGCCCGCTTGGCGGGAGTGCGATTTGTAAACATCGCAGAGCCACAAAAGGGACTGGTGCTTAATGCAGCTTTGGTCAAGACCCTTACTGGCAATGACACGATCAACGCCAGATTTCTGCATGAAAACAGCTTTGATTTCCGTCCGCAGTTCAAGCTGTTCGTCAACACAAATTATTTGCCGGTCATCAATGACCTGTCTGCCTTTGCCAGTGGGCGGGTAATCGTCATTCCTTTCGACCGCCACTTTGACGAGCAGGAGCAGGATCGCACGTTGAAGAATGAATTTTCAAAAGAGAAAAGCCAAAGCGGCATCTTGAACTGGCTTGTGGAGGGCTATGGAATGTTGAGGCAAGAGGGGCTTGCACAACCAGAGGTAATCCGGCAGGCCATCGGTGCCTATGCACATGACAGCGATAAAATCATGCAATTCGTAGAGGACTGCTTGAAAGCAGTGCCAACAGACGAGGTTCGCACTGCTGCCGTTTATGATGCGTACCGCCAGTGGTGTGTGGATAATGGCTGCTATGCGGAAAACAGTAGAAATTTCAACCAGGCACTGCGCCGTTTTGCCACAGTGGAGCGAAAACGTCCACGCAATGGCGGTGGTCAAACCACTCTGCTGTTAGGGTATCGCTTGGTGGTGAAAGACTTTTTATCAACATGATGTAGCAACTTGTAGCAAATAAAAAAGGTCATTTCAAAAAACACTCCTATTATAGAGTTGACTGTTTTTCCTTGCGACATCTGCTACAAGCACAAATTCTACCAGGAAGGAGAAAAGAAAAATGCCTACAAAATGGGACGATTTGCCCCGTGACGAGATGGAGCAACGCTATCTGTGGGATGGTCTGGACTTGGAAAAATACGATGTGATTCAGTTCCTGCCACAAAACGCCCACCATGCCGTTGTCCTCATGAGAGCAAAATTTGATACGCTCTATCCCTACTGTGCTGAATACAGGGGCGGAGGACACTATTTCGCAACATTCAAAGAACTCGCAGCCTACTGCAACGAGCGTGGCTGGCTGTGATAAAAGGAGGAAACCAATATGCTTAAGAAAAAAGACGAAATCCAGTTGATGGATACCACCAAGGTCTTTCCTATCTACTGGTCGGAGGCAACGGATGCCTATCGCAATGTGTTTGGAGAGCGCACGGTGGGAAATCTGCGGGATGCCGGGGACTATGAGTTCTGCCTGTTGGAGAGTCCCAACGATGTGTTTACCATCCTGCGTTTGGACGGCAAAAAAGTCCCCAACGCGTTGCACACCAAGGTTCGTTGTCCGTACCACGATGGTGAACTGTTGAAAGCCCTAGATGACCACAGATATGTCTGTAAAGAATGCGACCCCAGACTGGGGTTGCTGTAAACAAAACGGAGGAAATGAACATGAAAACAACCAACACCTACAACAACGCATTCTGGAACATGATGCGTGGAACGGACGCCAAAGCCCTTGCGGAGATTGCCGAGGGCAAAAAGATGGACGGCGGGTACATCTTGCCCACCGAAGCAGATGGCAAGTACCAGGTTGCATTGAAAAAGGACAATCTGTTCCGCAGACTGGCCACGGTTATTCGCACGGACAACAGCCGTATGACCGGCACGGTCGTTGCCGCAGAGGGCGCAGCCCAGTGGATTGCGGAGGGACAGGCTTTCCCAGAAGGAACGGACATCTTCACCCAATTCCCGGTTTCTACACACAAGCTGGCTACCATGATGCGCCTGAAGAACGACTTCATCATGGATGCTGGATTCGACCTTGAACACTATCTTTCTAAAGAATTCGCCCGGCGGTTCGGCAAAGCGGAAGAAGATGCGTTCCTCAATGGCACCGGCAAGGGTGAACCGTGGGGCATCTTGAATGACACCAATGGTGCAGAGGTCGGCGTTACCGCTGCCACAGCAGATGCCCTTGATTATGCGGATGTGTGCAAGCTGTTCTACTCCCTCGCGCCAGAATACCGTCAGAACGCCGTCTGGATCATGAATGATGAAACCATTCAGGCGTTGCGTACACAGGTGGATGTCAACGGCAATTATCTGTGGCGGGACACCACTGCCGACACCCTCATGGGTAAGCCGGTAATTTGTACCAACCATATGCCCTCGGCGGCAACTGGGGCAAAGCCTGTGGCTTTTGGGACAGTAGATCACTATTGGGTCATTGAACGTCAGCCTCTGGCAATCACTCGGTACGAAGAATTGTATGCACGCCGTAGCGAAACCGGCTTTTTCGCCTATGAACGGCTGGACGGTCGGCTTGCTTATCCCGAAGCAATCAAAGTTCTGCAAATGGCCTAAGGCCAGCAGGGGCGGTTTGTCTGCCGTCCCTGTGTACATATTTTCAGTTTTGCAAAATGGTTCTCCATAAAACAGTGAATATGCAGGTGCTTCATGCACTTTTTTGAATAGAAAAAAGAAACATTTTGGCGTAAGGCTATCAAGCTTTTGCTGAATGTTTCGGTTTGTTCCCCTGACACAGCGCATTTCAGGGTATCCCCCCCTAACGAATTTCGCGAAAATTCACGCGAAAGGGAGCGCCGGTCTTGCGTGCATAAACTTACAGAGATTTGACCCGCCCTAGGGTGGAGAGAGGAGAGAAAATGAAGCAGTCTGAACAAGAGCAAATTCACAAGCTGCAATCGGAGGGGCTTGGTAGCACGGCTATTGCCATGTCGCTTGGTATGCCTCTTGGCACCGTTAAATCGTTTCTACGCCGACAACCGATGCTGTTGGATGCACGGGTGTGTCCGCAGTGTGGCAAAGCCGTTAAAAGGTCGAATGGACGCAGGACAAAGAAGTTCTGCTCTGACCAGTGCCGTATGGCGTGGTGGAACAGCCACCCGGAGCAAGTACATCGAAAGGCATTCTACCACTGCACCTGCGTGCGTTGTGGAAAAGCGTTTGAAAGCTATGGCAATGCCAACCGCAAGTATTGCTCTCAAGACTGCTATATTGCTGCCCGAAGGGAGGTGCGCCAACATGAAGGATGATTTCACAATACGCCTATCTAACTATCGAACAGCACTGGCGTTGCTTCACGCAATGGTTGCACAAGGCGTGATTGCCAAGGCTGATGAGGCTAAATGTCAAACAGCATTGGCAGAGAAATATGGCTTTTCTTCGTGCAGTATTTTCTACTGATAGTGCTTGCCATCCTGCCCCAAAAGAGTGATGTATAGTATGGCAAATCAATACAAAGGAGGCCAAACACAATGGCAGAAAAAAGAACCGTTACAAAGGTTGCATTTCCTACGGTGCAGAGAGCGACCCTCACTAGGGTGGCAGCCTATGCACGGGTATCCTCCGGCAAAGATGCTATGCTACATTCACTCTCCGCACAGGTGACTTATTACAGCACCATGATTCAAAGGCGCAGCGGTTGGCTGTATGCGGGTGTATATGCTGATGAGGCACTGACTGGCACGAAAGAGGATCGTGGGAATTTTCAGCGAATGCTCCAAGATTGCAGATTGGGCAAAATCGACCTGGTCATCACAAAATCAATTTCTCGCTTTGCACGGAACACTGTAACATTGCTGCAAACGGTGCGGGAACTCAAAAGCATGGGCGTGGATGTGTACTTTGAGGAGCAGAATATTCATACCATGAGTGCCGATGGCGAACTCATGCTCACAATTCTTGCATCCTATGCCCAGGAAGAAAGCCTGTCTGCAAGCGAAAACCAGAAATGGAGAGTACGGCGCAACTTCGAGGACGGAAAACCATGGAATTGCACGATGCTCGGCTATCGCCATGACCACGGCAAATTGGTGGTCGTTCCCGATGAAGCAACCATCGTGCAACGCATTTTTGCAGAGTATCTTTCTGGCAAAGGAACACTGAGCATCGTGAAAGGACTGAATGCGGATGCCGTTCTTACACGGAGGGGCTTTCATTGGGGCAAAACCAGCATAGATAAAATCTTGCGGAATGAAGCATATACAGGCAATCTGCTGCTCCAGAAAACGTATCGGGAAAATCACCTCACCAAGCGAACGCTCCCTAATAACGGGGAGTTGCCCATGTACTGTGTAGCGGAAAGCCACGAGGCAATTATCGACCAAGATATCTTTGGTGCTGTTCAAGCGGAAATGCAACGCAGAGCAGCGCATTATCACCCAAAGCGAACCACACCAAAAGTATATCCATTTACAGGCATGGTCATCTGCGGAATATGCGGGAAAAGCTATCGCCGTAAAGTCACGTCAGCCCGCCCTGTGTGGATATGCCAGACCTTCAACACACTGGGAAAAGCCTCTTGCCCTTCGAAGCAAATTCCAGAGGAAACATTGATGCAACTTGCCACCGAGGTTTTGGGGACAGAGAAATTCGATGCAGATACCTTTCACGACAAAATAACGGCTGTACAAGTCCTGCCAAACAATGAGGTGACGTTTCTGTGCAAAGACGGTTCAAAAGTCGTTAAACGGTGGAGCGACCGCTCTCGCAGAGAAAGTTGGACACAGAAAATGCGGGAAACTGCTAGGCAGCAGACCTTGGAAAGGAGCAATAAAAAATGAGTACGGTCAAAAATGTAACGATAATTCCGGCCACACGAAATCTTCATGCCAAAATGCCCAAAACAGCAACTGCCAAGCGCAGGGTCGCAGGGTATGCCCGTGTGTCCACGGACAGCGAGGAACAGCAGACCAGCTATGAGGCACAGGTGGATTATTATACCCGATACATCCAAAGCAAGCCGGAGTGGGCGTTCGTGGATGTGTATACAGATGAGGGCATTTCGGCATTGAACACGCGCCACAGGGATGGATTCAACCGCATGATAGCGGATGCCCTGGCGGGAAACATTGATCTTATTATTACAAAATCGGTCAGCCGCTTTGCCCGTAACACAGTAGATAGCCTTACCACGGTGCGAAAGCTGAAAGAGCATGGCGTGGAGGTGTACTTCCAAAAAGAGAATATTTTCACACTCGACAGCAAAGGCGAATTGCTGATTACCATCATGTCATCATTGGCGCAGGAGGAATCTCGCTCCATCTCAGAGAATGTGACATGGGGGCAACGCAAGCGGTTTGCGGACGGTAAAGTCAGTATGCCCTATGGGCAGTTTCTTGGATATGAGAAAGGCCCCGATGGGCTGCCGTGCATTGTAGAGTCTGAAGCGGAAACAGTGCGACAGATTTATCGGATGTTTATGGATGGCAAAACAACAGGCGCGATTGCAAAGGCGTTGACGGTTGTGGGGATACCGACACCCGCCGGAAAGCAAAAGTGGCAAGGCACTACGGTGGAAAGTATCCTTACAAACGAAAAATACAAAGGTTCTGCACTATTGCAGAAGTGCTTCACGGTAGATTTCCTCACAAAAAAGATGAAGTCCAATGAGGGCGAGGTGCCACAGTATTATGTAGAAAACAGCCATCCTGCTATCATCCAGCCAGAAGAGTTTGAGCGGGTACAGCATGAGATGGCACGGCGTAAGGCAAAAGGCAAGCGTACCAGTTGTACCAGCCCATTTTCGGGCAAAATCATCTGCGCAGATTGCGGTGGCCTTTTCACACCTAAAGTGTGGCATTCCAATGACCAGTATCGCCGGGTTATCTGGCAATGCGCCGACAAATACAAGCACGATGCCCCCTGCCACACGCCGCATTTATATGAAAAAGATATCCAGACATTGTTCATTCAAGCCCTTAGTCGGTTGCTGAAAGACCGTGATGCAATTCTAGCGGATTGCCGTTTGATGCAGGAAACGCTTTCCGACTGCACCGCGCTGGACAGGGAGAGCAAAGAGTTGCTACGGGAAATGGAGGTTGTAACGGGGCTAACAAGACAATGTGTTTCCGAGAATGCCACCAATCCGATTGATCAGGCAGAATACATTGACCGCTACAATGGCTATGTGGAGCGATTTGACAAGCTAAAAGTACGGTACGAGGCGTTGCAGACCGAGCGCACAGTCCGCTATGGCAACCTGGAACGCATCGGCGGTTTTATGTTCGCTATTCAAGAGTTGGACACGCTACCCATTGGCTTTGATGAAAAGCTGTGGAATACCCTGGTCGACCATGTGGCCGTTTACTATGATGAACGTGTGGTGTTCACATTCCAAGGTGGTAAGGAAATTGAGGAATGGCTATAAGGAAAAACAGCCCCGAAAGCAGATGATGGTCATCTGCCATCGGGGCTGTTGCTCGTATAGGGGGGATACTTTTTAACGGATAAGCCGTAGCATGGTGGGTGAAGCAATGCCAAATGGCCTCAATATTGGCTGGTGAGGGCTCAACTTGTACGCTGCATAACCTGTTCAATGGTAAAAGCATTGATTCCACGGCGTTTTTTTATAATAAAAAACTGATATGCTAATCAACACGATTGTATTGATTAGCGTATCAGTTATGGTCGGAGTGTCGGGATTCGAACCCGAGGCCTCTTGGTCCCGAACCAAATCGCAATGTGTCGCTGACGCGACACAGGGTGCGAAGTATTGATATTACAGGCTTCTTGTGGCTGACTGCACTGTTCTTTACCACAAGGAACGCGCTTGTTTTGCTGTTTTTATTTTAGAATAGGGAGAGGGAAAAGTCAAGCCTTTCCCGTCCCGTGTTCTTCCATCATTCCAACCAGCTTGTAAAAGCTGGTTCTTTTTGTGTCTGTCTGCTCCATTGCGGTTTTCGCTGTAATCTCTCCCACTTTCCAAGAGGAATAAACTTTATTCCAATTTGCAGGGAAGGTGAGGGCGGGGCGGCCTAATGCTTTGCCGTTTGCTTTTGCCGCTTCAATGCCCTCGGCTTGCCGCTTGCGGATTGTCTCCCGCTCCTGCTCTGCGATAGTTCCCAATACTTCAATCAGAATGTTGTTCACCATCTCAAAAACCCATTCTTGACCCTCTGGCAGCTCCATCATGGTTGTAGGCAAGTCTATGACTTTCAAGCGGATTCCGTTCTCTTTGAAGAATTGCAGTTCATTTTTAATATCGCACTTGTTGCGGCTCAAGCGGTCAAGGGATTTTACAACAAGCGTATCGCCATTGCGCAACATGGCATTTTTAAGTGCTGTGTAGCCCGCTCGGTTTAAGTCCTTGCCAGATTCCTTGTCGGTAATAATGTCCCGCTCCTGCGCTCCAAGAGCCTTAAAAGCGGCAATTTGGCGGTCAAGGTTCTGTTCCTTGCTTGATACTCTTGCATAGTAATAAGTGCGGCTGTCCATGTTCGCGTCCCCCTTTGTTTATCTGTTCGTATTCTATCATAAGTATTCGTAAATGTCAATAACTTTACGAATATATTTGTAAAGCAAAAATTATACTATACGAACAACAAAAACAGGGCGTTTTCATGCGTTTGTAAAGGTACACTCTTGCGAACAGACAGAAAAGGAGCGGGATTGCTCCCGCTCCAAGAGAGATATATAAATTATAGACCAAGCAACTGCTTTTTCTTTGCGTTAAAATCTTCTTGTGTGATAACTCCGCTATCAAGCAAATCCTTATAGGCTTTAAGACTCTCCGCCGCCGTCAAATCGTCTTTTGGGGCTGTTTCATTTTCACCGTACTTCTCCCACTCCTCGCCAGTCAAGCGAGTAAGGTCTTTAGAATGGCAATGAGGGCACTCTTCATAATTTACAATTTTCTTTTCTTGCTCATTCATCATGTGTTGATTTGCATAAGTACCTACCGCCGAACTTCCAACCGCAGTAGCTACAGAACCGAGCGCATGAATTCCTGCCTGTGCCTGCCTTGCGGCATTTTTTCGATAATCCTCCATGGTGTAGCAGAAAACTTTTCCGCATACATTACACTTTTTACGGATTTCGTCATGCCCTAAATCTCGTTCAGCTTGCCCCATCTGAAGTTCTTCACTGCCTGAATGCGCTTTGATATGTTTAATCGCTATTTTATAATTTTCCAATTCATTATATGGATAAGTCAGCGAATATGTCTTTTTGTTTTTTAGTACAAGCGTAAGAGTTCCGGCCATTAGCTTGTTTGCTAACAATTCTCCTGTCCCTACAATATCTTCAAGCATTATTTCATCATGCCCGAGGATAATTTTATCATCTACAAGCGTCCACGCCTTAAAAGGAAATTTCTTAAATGTAAAATTCATAAGATGTTCTCCTGTCCCATAAATATTAGGCAATTTATATTGCTTTTCGAAAAGCTTTATTCAGGCTTCAGGCCTTGGACGAATAACAAATACTTTTTCGTAAAACGTTCCTCCCTCATAGAAGGTTGCGACACAAACATTCCTTCCGTAAACATCGCTTTCTACGCAAGCAACCCTTGTGCCAGATGTACGCCCTTGCCACATGCCGCTATCTTCCTTGACTTCAACGTACTCGAAGTAGTTTGTAAGCTCATTGTACAGGTAATCCGCAATAAACTCGTCTACATAGTAATAATTATCAAAATAACCGCCTTGTTTGAATTCACACTCGGAGGGATTTAAAGAAAGAAGAAACTCCTTAATTGCTTTGTCTCCAAAAGCAGTTTCATCGTCGTCTCTTTTGGGGAGTGCAGAAACCTCGTCCTCCTTTTTGTCCGGCAATTCAGCGTCCGTTTTAATGCTTTCCAGCAATGTGTCATCTGTACCTTTTATTTTGCTTGATAGCGCATCGTTTGAAATTAATGCAACGTCGGCGCGGAGAAAACCATTTGAATTGGTATTATAACGCCCATCTGTTATGCCGATTCTATCAGATAGCTCCCAAGCCTTGTCCCATGAGAAATCCCCCTCACTATCCTTGTAACCGAGAGCACGGAGAACAAGCGTAAGATACTGCGTTGCTGTAACCGTATCATCCCCGCTGAAATTTGCCGTGCTCGTTCCAGAAGTCAGCTTGTTGGTGTAAGCATAGCCGACATAAGGCTTTGCCCAATCGGGAACATCGGTAAATGGTGTCGTCCATGTTCCGGTCTTGGCTTCCTCATCCTTGCCCAAAAGCCGCACAAGCATTGTTACAGCTTCTGCGCGAGTGGGCGCACGGTCAAGGTCATAAATGGGTTTGCCGTTTGCGTCAGTGCCTGCTCCGTTAAACAAGCCCAGAGCGTTGAGCGCATCTGCCGCTTCATTTGCTTCGCTACTGGCCGCAAACGCCGTTGAAATCATGCAAAGAACAATGGCAAGCGTTAACATAAGCGAGATTACTTTTTTCATTTATTTTCCGCCCCTTATGGTGCGATAGAATTACTTTTCATTATACTAACACAAACTTTTCGCATTGTCTATCATCGCAGACCGTTCTTCTTTTGATTTACGATATTCTAATCAAAAGAAGGGTAGGTGATAGCGTGCAATTCAACACTGTAATTGTTGGTCGAGTAGTAAAGCGTTTGAGAACAGAAAAAGGCATGACACAAGAAGTATTAAGCGGTTTTGCTGGCGTTGCGCGTACTCACCTAACAATGATTGAAAATGGCAGTAAGCAAGCAAACTTTGAAACGCTGTGGCGTATTGCTCTCGCGCTTGACATGAAACCAAGTGAGCTTGTCGCAATTATCGAAAACGAGACTTCCAGAAGCGATAGCGATAACGGCAATTAAAAAATACACTTTGGAGCGGGATTAGCCACACATTTGCGGCTACCCGCTCTAATTTTTTATTTTTCCCGAAATATATCCCCCATACCTTGACAAAAGATATTAAGGCTATCCGTAAAGCGGACTTTTTTGATTTTTCATAATAATTTTTGTATAATATATATAGAAAGTGATAAAAAATACAAACTTTCTAAAAGAAATACAATAATTAAAAGGAGACAAAAAATTATGAGAAGTCACCATGAAGATAACTTTTTCAGATACTTTATCAGTGGGATGGACAGTAAAATGCAGGCACAACTTAGTTTGATGTATACCCGTTGGCATATGATGGATGATTACAATCACCGCCAAGAAATGGAACAGATGAAAAAGGAAATTGCGGACGATGTACTGTCTCGCATTTCTGCTACGGTTGATGTAACAGAGGTAGTCCAAGAGATAGAGGACTTGCGGCGGGAATTGGATAAGCTCTATGGAATGTTTGCGTAAGGGGGAACAGACAATGCCACAAATGACATACCCCAATCAACGCATGATTAAAATACACCGCGAACGCGCAACGGCTGATTTTCTCGGCATTAAAAACGAGAATTGGCAAGCCGCAAGCCGTGACCTCGGCGCACACGCTTTACAGCTTTACTTATATCTTGCGGCTAATGCCAATAATTACACGCTTGCGCTCTCTCCCGCAGCGATACGGCAAGATATAGGCATGGCGCGTTCCACCTATCACGACCAGTTCCACAGGCTTGTGGACAGGGGCTATTTAGTCCCTGTCCACGGCAACACATTTGAATTTTTTGAAATACCACAGGCGAGAGACGGAACAAAGGAAGAAAATAAAGAGTTGCCAGCCGGATTCAATTTTGAAAATGGTACGATTGACGAACAGGCCATACCGCAAGCCGTAAATATTGTATTGCCAGAGGATATAGAAATAAATAATACAGATAGTTCTATAAATAGTGATATAAATAATGAAACAATTCCAGAAGTAAAACAAAATGTGTTTGTGTTCTAGCTGTCTGTTTTCTAATGGAACATAGTTGATTTCGTTAAATACGAAAGAAAATTACCTATATATAACAAATTACAATAAAACCGAATAAATTGGCGTGAATATTGCAAAATTTACGCCGAATTGGAATCCTTGCAATAAGTTCTTGCAAAATAGGTGAAAATACGATAAAATAAAGTAAATTTTACCGAAAGAGGGATTTATTCATGCGAATTACCATTGATACAGAAAAAGACATTATTATTGTGCCAGATAACTATTTTGAGAAACTGGCAACTATCAACAAGACGATTGAAGCGGCTGGCGGCACTGCCTACACACCGCAAAGCTACATTCAAAAGAGCTTTGATATGGCAATTTCAGACACAGATAACCGCCTGAAAAGAAAAAGCGACGTTACCGCATCTCGTAAGTAATATGGCTAAACGAGTTGCGCCAGAAGATATAAAGCAGTTTCACAGCCTGTACAAAGAGCTTAAAAGCTACAAAGAGGTTGCATTGCGGACAGGCTTTAGCGCATCAACCGTTTCTCGGTACATAAACCCTAACCGCAAGGACGCACCGCGCATGGCAATAGAGGTCTACAAAGAATTACTACACGCATAAAAGGACGAGCGGGAGACGCATAATCTCCCGCTCGTTTTTTCATTCTTCGGGTTCTTGCTTCTGGCTTATTCTCCCGCTCATAATGTCAAGTATCAATTCAGGCGGTAAATCCTCAAAGGGATTATAAATATCGTCCCGCTCCGTTTGCGTCTCGTTATACATCGTTTATCACCGTCCCACAGGCATTTTTATTCTTGTGCTACTGGCTTTCATTTGTGCAAGCGGGGAAAAACTGTCGTAATTCTTAGCTATGTCTGCATCAAAAATCGCACAATAATGTTTTGTCATATCCAGCGTAGAATGTCCAAGGAGCTTTTGGAGAGTAAAGGCGTTGCCGCCGCAGTCAATCAAGTATTTGCGGGCAAAGGTATGGCGGAACAAGTGAATACTTGTCTTTTGGACACCACATCTTTTGTTGTAACTGGCGATACTGCACCGTAGACCGTTTTCCGTGAGCTGTGAGCCGTTTTCATTGCAGAACAGGTAATCAGACGGTTCGCCCCCTCTTGTCTTTATATACTCACGCAGAATGCCCACAAGCTCACTACAAAGGGGAAGGGTCAACGCTTTTCGGTTTTTAGTATGCCTTGCGTAAATTAGCTGATTGACCAAATCCACGTCACGGTTTTGAATGTTGCGTATGGTCGCGGCGCGGCTTCCGCTGTTCACCAAAAGATTGATAATCACCCAACTGCGATATTCGGCAAAGCCGCATTTCCGCACATTCGGCTTTTTCAAAAGTGCGGTTAGTTCTGCGTCGGTGTAAGTGTCCTTAACCGTATCTTCCCCCTTGTATTTCGCCATGTTTACAGCGGTTAATCCCTCTGCATTGCACCATGAAAGGAACGCTTTCAAGGTAATTGTGTAGCTTTTGATGGAGTTGGGGGAAAGATTGCTTTTTCGCATAGATTCCACCATGCCGCCCAAGGCCGCAGACGATAGTTTTTCTGTCTCTTGGTTAATATCCAAATGCTTGCCGATTGCGTGAAAATGCTGGCTGTAGGTTTGCATGGTCTTTTCGGTTATCCCTTTTGCACTCTTGGATAGCAGGAATTTTTCAAAGGATTCTGCCAGTGTTTCCGCTGTTTTCATCTTGATTTTTGCCAT